TCTTCCGATAAATTAGCAGAAGATAGCCATTTCTTAACGCTTAAGTCTTCGCTTTCTAGTCCGTTACCTACTATGTAGCCTACCTTACCGTTGATTATAGCGTTGTGCGTGCTACTATCGTTGTATAAGTCTATAAGTTCAAAAGGATATAGGTTATTCTCACCGAAATAAACGATGTTTTGACTCTTCTTTTCTAAGAACTTAGGTACTTCAGCAGATGCGAAGCTAGTACTTACTGGGAATTTACTCATAAATTATTGTTGTTTGTTCGTTTGTGTATGAATATACAACCTCTTGAGGCTGCTTTAATCTTAATATACCGCGGTGTATCTCTACTCCTACAGTTCCACCAATCGTTTCGGCGTTTATTATCTTGTATGGGTAATCTCCATTATTTGGTAGATTAAATGTAGCGGTCTCCAAGTCTTGTATGCCTTCTGTTACTTCAAAGGTTACATACCTGCCGTTCGCATCAACGGGTGCGTCTAGAGTTACGTTAACTTCATACTCCGCTGCCTCTATGGTCATCGTGTAGAAATCGTTACTAGTCTCGTTTGAGATGTTACAGTAGATGTGGCTGGTTATATTTGTTTCTATTATGTCCATATTAAAAAAAACCCCGCCACCGATAAAGTAGCGGGGGTATTAGTGTCTAAGATTAGACGATTAAACTATAGGAAAGGCTCCGTCAGTCACCTCTATCATAGGGTCGAATTCCATAGCTTGGAAAGAAAGGCTATAACCGTTTCTATCTCCAAGTGCAGTTCCCGAACCAGATTCTCCTGCTGTCATTCTAACACCGTTAGTCTGACCCATTAGCCAATATACTCCGTTATTATCTTTAATGATAACAGATAGTTTAGCTCTTGCCAACATCTTAACCTCGTTACGCTTCTCTGTATCCATTTTATTGATTACATAAGTAGCTGTCTGGTCAAAATACGACGTTCCGTTTTGAGCATTTACTGTAGGGTTGTCATTCATTACTGATGCCGCTCCTTGAGCGTTAGTACATTCGTACTTCCAGTATCTGAGAGATGTTCCCGTTATTGATGTAGCTTCACCTGCTGCTTCTACTACTGCGAAATCGTCTACCATATTGGCAAACCAAAACTCAGCAACGCCGCCAGCGGATTCGTTACAACCTACTGTAAAGCCCGTAGTTATATTACAAGCCATACGATTAAGGTACTAAAGTAAATTCTACAAGTTCAGAAGGGTAAGCGATTTGCAGACCTCTCTTAAATTTCACTCTGTAATAAACTTTGTCGTCTTTCTTGTCGTACCACATGTCAAACTCTTCCTCGTCGTTTTGAAGGTCAAAACCTAAGAAGAAATTGTCTTGAGTTCCTAAGAACATTCTGTCAGTGCCGTCAAGTCCTACAACTCCTACAAGTGTTACGTTCTTACCAACTACACCCATTGTGTAACTAGCCCAATCCGTAGCATTTACGTTATAAAGATTCTTAGCGTTTAAAGTATCTACATATTTGTCGAAAGTATCTTGACCTACGAATAATACTTGGTTAGCAGCAGACTTAACTTTAGCTGGTCTAGAGTTAACTAGGTTAGTGATTAAAGTGTCAACGTTTCCAGAAGCTCCAGAAGTGATACCAGTTGCAGCCGTTACAGCTCCAGTATTACCGTCTATTGCAGTAGCAGCAGCGTCAATAGTTTTGATTAAACCGTCATATCTGTTGATATAAACGTTTGCAGATGCAGTATCTCCAGTCCAGTCAGATACTTCGTTATGCTCCATTATCGTCTTAACGATAGAGTCAGCTACTTCTGATTCGAAAGGCATGCTGTCAGTCTCAGCGTTACCAGCTTTCAATAATGTTTGTGTGTACTTAGGAATTAAATCCTTCATGCAGAAACCACTAAAGTAAGTGATTTGTCCTACTGTAAGGTCTCTGTCTGTGAAATTAACATCTCCAGAAGCCGTTGCAGAACATCCGCTTCCGTCTTGTGGGAATGCAGTTACTGCTAATAGGTGTAGTGCGTCTGTCTTTTTAACTCCAGCTTGTAGTGTGAAGTAGTCACTAGACGTTTTCTCGAAATATAATCTCGAGATAAGGTCTTTGCTTTGTTCGTTAACGTAGTCCGTTAAACTTGATACATCGAAACTCATTTTTGTTTTTATTTATTATTTATTTGTTGCTCTTAATGCAGCACCCATCTTAGCAGCTTTCTCAGCTCTAGTTAGTGCCTTAAATTCTGCAGGCTTACTTGAAGTAGACTCCTCGCTCTTAGCTAAGTCTTCTAATTCAGAACCCACTTTGTCCATAGCGTTAGAGAAATCTTCTTTTAGATTTGCTCTCTCTGCCTTAATCTCTGACAACTCAACCTTTAAAGATTCGTTCTCATTCTTTACACCTTCCAATGCAGTAGTGAACGCTGCGGCATAATTAGCCATAGCTTTCTCCAACATCTCAGATAATTGCTCTGCTGTAAATTCGTTATCCTCAGTAGCTACTTCTCCAGCTCCTTCAGTAACAGATACAACTAGACCACCAGCAGTTTCTAGTATAGTACCATCAGCTAGTTCGTGCTCTCCGTCTGGAGCAGCTACTTCACCTTCTGACAATACAACTATAATAGCAGTACCCTCGATTAGTTCGCCTTCCCATTTTACAATAGTGCCATCTACTAACGTAGACTCTGCGAAATTAGTTTCCTCAGTCTCTACGACCTCAGTCTCTGACTCCGAAAAGACAGATTTTAATGTGCTTATCACACTTTCTAGATTTAATTTATTCATTTGTTTAAATTTATACGGTTCTAAATCGAAGACACCCTCTACACTAAATCCCTTTAGTAGTCCGTCCTCTTTAACTTTTGCCCATGCGTCGTCGTTTTCTACTTTAGCAGCAATAAACCACGTGCCGTCTGCTACGTTTTCAAAGCCTCTAGGTGGTGCTATGCCTAACTTCTCATCTGTAATGAAAGATTGATATACATAAACGCCGTCTAATATCTTGAATTGGTCGTGTTCTTCATTGAAAGCACCTTGCTTTGACTCCTTGAAATACTTTTGTACTAGAGCTTTTATAGTTTCCTTTTTGAATATAGCGTAATACTCTCCACGCTCATCTCTTCTATATATAGGTAGGTTAGGAATCATAGCAGCTCCCATAACTATTCTCTGCTCTTCGTTTATAACCTCAAACTTCTGAGTTTCAAACGCTTGGTAGTTTACTCCTATAGCTGGTCTATCGACTAGAGCGATAGCTTGCAAGCCTTCGACTTCGTCAGATAGTTTAAATTCGATAAAAGGTAAGTCCATTATAAATATATACGAGGTTTTAAATTAATGGGCAGTCTACTCTACTATTACAGCTCTATTATAAATACCGTCTACGTTGCCGCTGACATTTCTAATGTCTGTCTCTGTAACGATTACTTTCGTAGTAGATTGACTTGTGCTTACTCTAGGGCTAGTAAATGCTCTAGGCTGGCTACCAGCTCCGTCTGTGTTTGGAACTGTAGGAACGTCTGTAGATGTGCCGCCGCCTCCAAACTGAGTACTATTAATAGCTGCGACTTGTGCAGCACCAGCAACAGCAACTACTCCAGCTTCAACGAATTGAGCTCCAGTAGCTAACTTGGCCGCGTTACCTCCAGCCGTTAATGCGTTAGTAACACCGACAGCCGTAGATATTAATGCTTGACCTATTCCGAAAGCCTTATTTAATTTAAACGCTTTCTTTTGACTCTCTTCGTCATCCTTAGCAAATGCTTTAGCCAGTCCAGAGATAGCCCCTAGAACATTACCAGCAAGCTGTAGTCTTTGAGCTGACAGCTCCGCCTTAGCTTTCTCTTCTCCTTCCGTTATTTTTACGCTCTCCGCTGCGAATTGCTTTTGCAGTTGTAGTCGCTGCTCTTCTGTTAGCGTCTTGTCTTCTGCTACTATTAACTCTCTTCTAGCTATTTCCTCGCGTCTAAGTTGGAACTCGTCTTCTTCCGCCTTTTGGTCGTACTTAAGTTTAGCTATAATCTTCTCTTGCTCTGCTAGCTCTTTGTCTGCTTTTGCTTTAGCGAACTTGTCGTCTATTTCTTTCTTCTTAGCTATTCTAGTCTCTTCTAATCCGCTCACGTCTAAGTTGTATTTCTTAGCTTTGGCTAACAACTCCTCGTATTGCTTGTCTACCTTTCTTTTCTCCTCTGCTCTCTTTTCGTCTTCTCCGCTAATGTTAGCTACTCTAATACCTTCGATAGTGTCAGCTATTTCCTTCTCTGCCGCAATCTTCTCCGCCTTTATTCTAGCATCCTCTGTAGCTACTTGAGCGTTTACTGTATTTAATTCTCTCTGTAGTGTTCTCGCTACGGTTGCTCTTCTCGCTATTTGATTATTTACGGCTGCGATTGCGTTAGCTTCTTTATCTAGATTCTCTTTGTTGGTTCTACTAAAAGTATTCTCTAGCACTTGAGCATTTTTTCTTAAGACTAGGGCTTTAGTCTCTGCGTTAAGCAAAGTTTCTTCTAGGTCTCTAGCTTCTAGTAGTGCAGCTTTTCTATCTTTAGCGGAAACCTCATCTTCTTTCTTTGCCTTAAGCCTTAATTCAGCTATCTTACTCTCTAGTAAGCTCCTCTCTACTATTAGCTTTCTGTCTATCTTGTCAGCTTTAGCCCTCATGTCGGCCACACTAGCAGCGGCGTTACCCTCTTTTACTTGCTCCTTTACAAAATCCTTAGTAGCTTTCGAGACTTTGTCTATGCTGTTCTTAACTCCAGTCAGAGTATCCACAACACCACTGCCAGCCGCCTTAGCGTCGTTCAATGCTCCTGCAAAGTCACCGCTAAACGTTTTCTTAATTGCAGACCCTAGAAAACCGAACGTATCTATAAGGCTTGTAATCCTATTTGTGATATTCTCTATAATTAAATCCTTTAAATCTATTATAGCTTTCTTTGGGTTTTCAAATACACTTATTATTTTCTCTCCTAAATTAGCTAGTATGTCGATAAGGTTTCCAGTTATAGCACCTATAACACCCATGATTTTAGCAAATTTATTTTGCCCCTTTTCGCTAGATGTAAATGCTTTACCTACTGCAATTATTCCGATAATTAAAAGCCCTATGCCCGTCGCAGCTATAGCAAACTTTAAACTCTTAAAGGATTTGATAACGCCAATTAATGCCGTCCTCATTCTACCTAGTTTCGCTCCCATGCCACCAGTAAGGCTATCAACACCAGAAAGAGAAGAGCCTAGCCCTTTTGAGCTTTCAGATGTCTTTTTTATAGTCTTACCAGTAGCGTCTAGATTTCTATTTAGTTTCTTTGTAGAGCCGTTCATGGTAGTGATAGTCTTAGAGGACTTACCCATAGCCTTCTCAGCTTTCTTGACTGAGGTTTCTAGCTTCTTAAATTCTTGCGTGTTTTTACCTACACTCTTTAGATGCTCCTTAGATTTTACTAACAGTTTATTTAACTCCTCTAGTGATTTATTGCTATCCTTTAACTGTATGGATAATTCTAAAGCTATACTTTTCTTTGACATATTAAATTCTTATTATTCTGTAGATTAATTGTATTTGTATTGTTACATCTGGACTTAATTCAAAGTCTGTAGACGAAGAGATGTCTATAGACTCTCCAAATAGTAGCCCAGACAACGTAGGTATTGTGACAAATCCCGTATTATTGTCCGTAGCGAACACAGACGAAGCTATGCTAGCCACCTCAGTAGACGCTACAGAGCTTTTAAAACTAACTTTGCTACTAATATTAGGGCTTAGTCCATTCATTCTTACATATCCTCTAAGAACTTCGTAGGATTCGTTGCTCCTTAACGCTGGTAGTACACTAAATCCACTACTTAAATTAGTTAATAGAGGGTAATCTAGTAAAACATCTAACCTACTTTCTGCCATTAATCCGTTTATATACGTCTCGTTGTCTCTGACAGCCTCAATATTAGGCGAATTTAGTAGCGTTACGTTAGATGCTTGTATGTCTGAGCCGTTACTGCCTACAACTAATAGGTTTTTATTTCCACTTACTCCCGTAATATCGTCACTAACTATGATAGAACGCCATCCGCTAGTTATATTATCTCCAAAAGTTATGACATCTGTCTGACTTCCGCCGCCTCCGTTAGGTCTTAGCGTTGTATTGAATCTAGGTATAGTCTCTTCTGAGTTAGTATACACACCTTCTCCACCTA